ACCAGGTTGCGTGCAGAGCCGGTGCCACGCAGGGAGCGACGATGGGCAACGGTGCGGGACGGGACGCGGATGGTGATGGTATCCTGATACTTTCCGGAGAAATCACCAATCCCGTTCAGCCAAACAAGCTGTGGCAGAACGATTTCCCGCTGCAAAAGCTTGATAGCGGTATCCGCCACAACCGTTGGCTTCAGGAACACATGAGCCATGGTTGTAAGTCAGTCCTTACTTGTAAGTACGGGGTTTATCAACTCTCAGTTGGGGTCCGCGAGGAATCCGCGCCACCAATTCATCGGTGTCGGGATCAGGGTCTTCGGTCTCGCCACCACCGCCATACATCGCGCCCTTCTTCTTGGGCGCCGGCGTCTCTTTCTTGCTGTCGCCCTGGTCCTTCGGCTTCGCCAAGTCCAGGTCCTCAAGCAGGGCGTCGATGTCCTCGGCGATCTCCTCCTCGGAATCGCCCTTGATGCGCTTCCAAAGCCGCTTCGGCAGGCCCTTCTCCGAGGCGATCTCGGCGATCATGTTGGCCCGCTCCAGCTTGGTCAGCCGCTCGGACTTCTCCTGCAGGTCGGCCACCAGTTTCTGGCGTTCCTGCTCCCAACGCTCTGCGTCAGTTGCCTTTTCCGACTTGAGCTTGCGGTACTCTTCCGCTTCAGACTTGAAGGTGTCGTAGTCGGCGTATTGCTTCTTGAACTGTTCCTCTTGGCGCTTGAGCCGACGCTGAAGAATCCGCTCCAACTCCTGCTGGGTGATCAGCTTCTCCTCGGCGTTGCCGGAGGAGTCTCCAGACGGGGAATGGTCCTGCTGCTCAGGGGTTTCCCGATCCTCGCTCTGATCGGCGCCGCCAGGGGACAGGTCGTCAGGCAACTTGGACAATTGAGTTGTTTCCTTCCGTACATTTTCAGGGCAGTACGTCCGCCCAACCGCCGAATGGCGTCAAAGAGAAAGTGAAAGAAATGTGAAACACGGGATTTCCCACCCGGTTCACAACTATTATAACAGGTGATTCGTTTAGTTAGCTTTCATAGACAATTCGGGCTGAGCAACGGCACGCATCGTGGCCCACCGCGACAAGGTCAGCCTTCGGGGAATCCAACGGAACAGGCTTAGTTAACGGCGCGCACATCTCGCAGGCGTCCTCGTCGGCCACCGCTGCCACCCCCTTGGCCAGCGGGTCGATATTGGCCATCATCCGCACCATCCCCCTCCCCCCATTGAGGGCGATACGGATCGCTGCGCCAGTAGACTTCGAGAAACCCCGCTGCATCGCCTCCTGCTCCTCCATGGGCATCAGATGCGCCACATGCAGCGGCCCGGTGACCCGCATCGACACCATGATGCGGATTTGGGTGTCCACATCCGGGATGGCTATGGGCGACCCGAACGCGCCCAAAGGATTGGGGACCTGCACCCCCAGCGGATCGGCCTGCGGGAACAACTCGGCGCGGTATTCCTGCACGAATTGGGCCGCGGTGTACTGGCTGACCAGATAAGCCCGCTCCACCACCGGCCGCACCGCCAACAACCACCTCGGGGTGGTCTCCGGCAAGGCGTGGAACTCCAGTAACGACCACAGCGGGTGCAGTTCGGCGATGAGGTTACGGGCGATCTGGTGCTGATCCTGGTGGTGGCGGGCCACCCGTGGATGCATTACTCCCCTTCGCCCTCACCGAACGGAGGCTCAACCACATGCGCGGGGTGGCGCACCTCGACGGTTCCGGCCGGCGAATGCGGTTTCGGTGCCGTCAACAGCACATCGCAATCCCCCGGCCACTCCGCAAGCTCCTCCACCAGGGCGCGAAGGTTCTCCAGCTTCCAGTCCCGCAGGTTGTACTGGCGAATAGTGAAGTACGTGTCAGCCATGGGCTTCCTACTGCGTCGGCGGGTTCACGTGGTCGGGAATCAGGCGACCGGAACGATTGGCGCGGTTGGCGTCGGCGACAAAGTTGCCGCCACCGCCGATATTGGGCAGCTCCTCGCGCAGGAACTTGCTCAACGGATCGGTGTCCATCGCGTGCTCTATCATCTCCTGGACATCGACGGCGTCGAAACCCGGAATGAAACGCCACAGGAACTGCTTAGGCACACCCAGCTGCTGGGCGATCTTGCCGTAGGCGTCCGCCGCCTGCGCCAAAGACCGCACCTCCACGTCCTGCCACGACACCCGGGCCTCGAAATCGGCTGCCGCCTCGTCATCCCCATCGACCGCCGCCGCCAAGCGGAGCATCCTGGCGTGCGACACCCCCATGCTGGTTTGCTTCTCCAGCAGCTTCTGGGTGGTCTGGGCCCGCGACGCCGCCAACGCCTCAGCGGACACGTTAATCACCTTCCCGGTGAACAAGTGGCTGGGCAGCTGCTGCATCGAGGCCAGCGACTCCACATCGGACTCATGGGCCTCGATGAACGGCTTCATGTTGGTCTCTTCCAGCGTCCCGAACTCCGCGTGGGGGTTGCTGGTGATGAGGATGTCCTCTTGGGCTAGCTTGCGCTTAGCCTCCTCGATGCCGCCCTCGTCCTCAGGCTGCTCAAGGCCGGTGGCGTACCGAACCTTCCAAGAGTTGAAATGCTGAACCAGTAGTCGGTCGTAATCAGTCTTGTCAATTCGAGCAGCCAGAGCAATAGTAGGCTCCACATCACCGATACACCGGCCCTCAAGGTCCATCTGATTGACGTACCGCACCACCGGGCACACCCCGATGTTGTGCTCTTTGGTGCCCAGGTACTCGAACTTGCCCCCGATGCTGGGGTTCTTAAACTCGTGATACACCTCGGCGGTGTACCAGCGCCACGTCCTGTTGTCGGGCATAAACTCCAAAGCGAACTCGGGGAACTCATCACCCAACGGGTCGTCAAACAGGGCGAACATCCGCTTCGGGCTCACCCCGCGCAGCTGGGCCGTGGGGCGCGCGCCCGGGGCCAACCGCACCTCATCCCCCGGCGGCAACACCCGAACATAGGAGTATCCGTACCCGACGGCGGCGCGATGGACGGCGATCTGGTGGGCCTGGAAGTTGTTGGCCAGCCAGATTTTCCACGGAGAAGCGTTCTCCTTCTCACCCGGAGTGCGGTAGCCGTCCACATACATCGCCTGGGCGTAGATGCTCACCGCCAACCCCAGCCACGGGGAGCGGGACAACTCCAGAAGAGCCTTCTTTTCGGCCTGGCGGGGCGAAACCCTCTGACACAGAGGCTGCTTGCCCTCCATCCACAAGCCGATCTCGTCCAGGCGCTGCTTCTCCTTCTCGTAGCGTGGATAGATGACCTCGGAGATGTACTCCGCTAACTCCTTGCCGCTTTCCTCGTTCGGTTTCTCGATGGGGTCGCGGGGGTCGTCCGAGCCGTAAGGCGGCGGATCAACGATGCTGGGCATTTACCAAATCCCTCCACCCCGGGGCTTGCCGACGTACTGCGGCACCTCCTCGCGGGACTTTTCGGCGTAGTACTTCGTCAACCCGTGAAAGGCGTAGCAAGCGGCCACCATGGGGGTGATGTCCGGTCCGTTGGTGTCCTTCCGGGCGAAACCCCACGTGGGGCTTTCCACCTCCCCGCCCTTGGAGCCAATGGAATACCGGGTCGAGTTGGTGCGGGCCCGGTTCAACAGCGGGTCGTCCAGGTGCACCAGCCTCTGGTCGCGAATCGCGTCCAAGAACTCGCTGGTAGCCCGGGCGATGTCAGCCTGCCCCAACACGATCAGCTCCGCGCCGGCCTGCTCCAGCGGGGCAATCAACGAGCCGGGGGCGCCGCCGCCCTGAATCGCCACCCGCACCGGGGGCTGAGATGACAGCATCAGCCGCTTGATGAAGTCCACCACCCAACCGGTGCCCTCCGAGGTTTCGATCACCTCGACCTGACGCCTACCGTCAGGGGTGAACCCGCACACCGCAACCGAGGCGCAATCCCGGTAGGGGGCCACATCAACAGCGGCAACAATGTCATCACCAACAATGACGGACCCCTCGTCGGCGCACGCCTCCCACCACTCGCGGGGAATGACGTCACGCACCGAAGTGTCGGCCCACAGCCCCAGTCGCTCCCGCTGGAACTGCTTACCCCACTGGAGGGCCCGGCCTTCACTTTCGATGAAGTCCTCTTCGATGCGGATACCCAGGGCGGGAATGGCCTTGTACCACTCCTCGCGGTCCCGGGGGTCACAACCCGGCGTTGCCGAGTACTCGAAGAAAGCCAGCCGGGGAGCGCGCTCTAAACCGCGCTCACGCACGCTGTAGAGGAACTCCGAACCCTCCATCCCGGTGGACGAGCAGTACCACATCTGGGGGTTCGGGCGTGCGGAGAGCGTCATCATGGACGCTGCTATCACCTCGGCGGTCAAGCCGTAGACCTCGTCGTAGACCACCAGGTCTGCCGAGAACCCACGGCTCGGGTCATTACCTCGCGCCTGATACAGCAAGCGCGAACCGTTCTTAAGCTCGATGGAGACGTTGTCGTTGCCTGACCGGAACTTGTGCACCAAATCCATCAAGTCCGGGCACGCCCGGATGCGGGCCACCTGGCGCAGGTACGACTCCTTTGCGGTGGGAAACAACTGCGCGGAATGAATTTGAAGCTGCTCCCCGAACAGAAACAGCCCCACCAGCTCGCGGCACTCGGCGATGACCGTTTTGCCGCACTGCCGGGGGACTATCAGCCCGACCTCGGTGGCCGCCCACTTGCCTCGGGCGTCCATGTTCAGCGAGGCCCGCAGGATGTGCTCTTGCCACGGGTCGAGCTTGATACCGACCAGGTTCAGGAACTCGATGGCCTCGTCGCCCCGGCTGGTGCTGGTGTGGGCCGGGATGACGTTGATCGTCGGTATCTGGTTGCCAATGCGATGGCCCTGGACCCGGTTCTCTTTCAGCTGGGCGGGCTCCATCGGCTTGCGGGTGACCTTCTCCTTGCCCTTAGCTGCCACTGGCTCTCTCCTCCAGCCATTGCTGCAGCGCGGACTTCGGGCCCGACCTCTTCTCGGTGGCCTTGGCCAACCCCAAATGGCCCAGGATTGTTTTCAGGGCCAGCTGCTGCTGGCGGGCCTCGGAGAGAAGCCCGTCAACTACGACCTTGACTGAAACCTTGTCCCGGCCGATAACCTCGATGTCGTCGCCGACTTTTAGCCAGTCCCTTCCCTTGCCATTCAGGGCGGCGCTCATCCGGTCAAGCCGGTCAATGATTCGGCAAGCCTCTCCGAGCAGCAAAAAGCCCGAAGAGTCCAATTCGACCTCTTCGGTGACTTTCTCCCAAAATTCCAGACCTCTAGCGCGGAGGTCATTTGGAGCTTCCAAGGCCCTCCAAAGCCGGGTCAACCAATTTGCACGTCGCGCACTTATGGCAGGGCTTTCCGTTCTGCGGGCGCCGACACCACCAGCACAACTCCAACAGCTCCCGCGGCATGGCCCGGATCACATCGGCCTTGGTCATGTGAACCATCGGATAGACGAGCCGAGGCCGGCGCTTAGCCAACAGCTCAATGTGACCCAAGAAACAGCGGTCGATGTTCTTGGCCACCGGGCCATCGGGGCCGCCCCGCACGCCGTCGAAGTGTCGGGGAATGACAACCTCGTCAATTTGCTTCCCCGAGGGGCTGGCAAGAATCACCCCAGCCCAATAAGCCCAGAGATGGTGATTCTTGGGAATCCACATCCTGCCGAAGTCCACATGGGACTCGGTGTGGTGGACCCTGCCGCCGAT